AGTTCAGGTATGAGTATGTCGTTAGCTCTTTCCTTGGAACAGAACCTGATGTAAAACAAAAAACTGTTGGAAGAGAAAGCAAGAAAGCTGCCAAGTCCGATTAACCTCTAGCAGCTTTCTTTTTTGCTGTCAATATAATGAAGTTTTGCAACTTCATAGTTGCAATAATGAAATCGTTGTAGATTTCATATCTACAATAACGAGTCAACTTCTATAATGTCATGCATCTTCTCTTCTGGGCATATGTCATACAACTCGCATTCTACATCTACTTTCTTGCCGTCATATAATATGTAGTCTGCTATGATTAGATATGGAAAACACTCGATCTCATAATCGCTTTTGACCAACTGAACTTTCTTTATGTCAAACTCATCTTCGTGTTCAATTATGTAGTTTGCTTCTGTGAACCTGTAGCTTCTTGTATGAAGTTCAACAGGTAGTGGGTGTTCACCATCTTCTTTGAACAAGTCATGGAAGTGCTCTTTCGTCTTGACATATTTGCCCTTTTGTTTCATCAAGTCATTATATGTGTCATCATTGACGAATAGACCACCGTCTTCCCAATCAAGAAAACCAGCTGTCTGATAATAGAATTCGTTGAAGTTGAAGTCACCATCTTCATCTTTCTTTGACTGTGAGCAATAGTCAATCATGACTAGTGTGCCCTTTAATGTTATCTTTGTTTGCATTGTAGTGTTGGTTTAGGTGCTGCAAAGATGGAAACAATTTTCGAGAAAAACAAGCAAAAAAAGAGAAGATGTTTTACAACACCTTCTCAAAAAAAAATATTAATTCATGATAAAACTTATAATATAGAAACTTTTACTAAAAGTTTCAGCTGGTTCAAACCAATAGAAACTTTTACTAAAAGTTTCAGCTGGTTCAAACCAATAGAAACTTTGGTATCAGAATTTCAAAATCTATTATGTCACATTTAGCAATGTGAAACATTGATATTAATTATAGTCTTGTATTGTCCAACCAGTTGGAATGCCATCACTACCTGTTGGCCAAGAAGACATAGATGAGTTCTTAACGAAAGTACCAGTAGCTGAGACATTTAGAAGCCAATCAACTAAACAGTCTGCAGCGGTGCCAGACAATATATTTGTTGCCAAACATGTAACTTTATTTAGAGATGTGCAGCCTTTGAACATATATCTATAGCACCAGTTCTGTAATGTTAATGCTGGTAGTTGTGGTGATACAGCAAGTGAAGTACAATCTTGGAACATACTTTCATAGCAACTAGGTGTCAATCTTGTAGCTGGCAATATTGATGGAGCAGTTGTAAGTGATGTACAGCCTCTAAACATTGAGTTATAACAATCATTACCAGCTTCATTATTACTGCCAGCTAATGTCGTAGCTGGTAGCTCTGGAGCAGTAACAAGTGAAGTACAACCATAGAACATACTGTTATAACAATTGTTTGCTAATGATGTAGCAGGTAGCTCTGGAGCAGTTGTAAGTGAAGTGCATCCTTCGAACATGTGACCATAACAACTGTTTCTCAATGTAGTAGCTTGTAACACTAAGTTTTTAGCATTAACGACTTTACTGTTTTTCAATAAAGAATTAAATGTTCTTGGATTTGTAGAAGAAATTGTACTAGCAGGTATTGACATTTTGTCAGCAAAGTTATCGCCATATAACAAACTCATTATATTACCACAAACATTAAATGTCTTTGTGGATGAAAATGAACTTGGTTTTGCAGCATAAGTACCAACAGTTAAAAGTGATGTTCCTTCACCCTTAAACAGTATTTTGTCATTTTGATTTACATTAACAGTTATTACTTTAGCAGTACCATCCATTGTAGTAGTAGTCCAAGACAAACCATTGTTTGTACTATACGCAATATAATGCAAGTCCTCGTATGCTGGACCGTTTCCGTCATATTCCAAGCTAAAAGATATCTGATTACTATCCTCAAGTGACTCTATCGTGAAATAGTCTTGAGAATAGTCATGCACATGCTGCTTCTCCCACGCCAAGTCATTCCCAAAGTATAGCTTCTCGAGATAATGCCCATTGTAGACAATATCATTACAAGTTTGATTCGTTATAGTTAAGTTCATATATCAATCAGTTATATTTTTATGCTACGTAATCAACTATTGTCCAGCCACTTGGGATGCCATCATCACCTGATGGCCAAGAAGACATTGATGAGTTCTTGACGAATGTTCCATTAGTTGAGACATTTTGAAGCCACAAAGTTAAACAGTTTGTTGCTGATATGTTAGTAGCTAAGCACGTTACTTTGTTTAGTGATGTGCATCCTCTGAACATACTATTATAACAGTATGTAGCCAAATTTGTTGCTGGTAATATTGGTGTTGTTGTCAATGATGTGCAATCCCAAAACATAGATTGATAGCAGGCATGTGCTAAATTTGTTTCTGGTAACTCAGGCGCTATTGTCAATGAAGTACAGTTACGAAACATATTAGCATAACAATTATTTGTCAATGTCGTGGCTGCCAGCACAAGATTTTCAGCGTCAACAAGATGTGTTGAGTTTCTAAATAACCCATTAAACTCATAGTTAGCCTTTAAAGTTGTTTGATTTAAAAAGTTGTCATCATATATCAAACTCATTATATTACCATATATTTTGTAATCTTGCTGTATATTAAACTTCCAATAGTTTGATGTTGACCCACCCCAATGATTTACATTTGCTCTTAAATAAACCTTACCAGTCAATGTAACACTGTTTGTTGTTGTCATGATTCTCCAGTTAACTCCATCAGTACTATAATAAACTGAGAATGAAGCTGGTGAACCAGTTTTAGCAAACTGTAATGTTATATTACCACCATCTATCGGTTCGATAGTGAAATAATCCTGACTATAGTCATGAGCTGGTGGTGCTGGGTTGTAGTTGTCATCATAAAAATCATGACCGTTTATAACTGCATTGTTTATTATGCCTGAGGAGGCTCCCAAAGTTGGTGAACCACCTTTGTATCTTACTCTATTAACGTACAAACTCATATTCTTAGATTGATATAGTTAGTGTATATGTTGAGCTGTTATAAATGAAGTTAGCTGATGTTAAATAACCAGCATTGTTGAGCTGAGTTTGTGTAACATAGCTTGCACTGTTTAGCTCAGCATGAGATACATAGCTTGCGTTGTTTAGCTCCGTTTTCGTTACATATGCTGACAAATCAGGTGTTGGTGCATGTTGTGCAACATAATCTGCAACGTATGTTTTATCTGCATAGTAAGTCTCAAGATATGATGTCTCAACATAATAACTCAAGTCAGTAGCTGGTGCATCAGTGATGACATATATAGTGTTAGGGTCTAAAGTTCCAGCTTGCTGCATAGCGCTATATTCAGTCATGGTAACCTCAGCTATAATGTTTCCGCTAGATGATATAGTGATATTGCCACTACCTAAAAGTGAGTTGTTGTTAACTGTCTTGATGTTTGTACCACTAACTAAAGTGTCTTGTTTGGTTGCTAATTGAGATGTTGTAGCGTATGATTTTGCACTTAATTCAGATTCAGTGACATATTCACTTGGTATAGCAGTAAGATAACCCATGTTAGACAAAGCTGAAGCAGTAACATAACTTGCATTACTCAATTCTGTCTTAGACACATAATTATTCATATTTGGCAACTGTGATGTAGTAGCATAAGACATAGAACTAAGTTCACTCTGAGTAACATACTCAGCTGGTATAGAAGTGATAAAACCGCTATCATTTGTTAAGTCACTTGTCTTGGTTGGAACAGTTATTCCACTTATTGCTGTATTCAAGTCGTTTGTTGTAGCGTATGAAGCATTGCTCAACTCACTTTGAGTTACATAGCTCATGTTGCTTAACTCTGTTTTAGTTACATATGCTGACAAGTCGGGTGTTGGAGCATGTTGTGCAACATAGTCTGAAACATAGCTTTCTGTAGCATATCCAGCTTGCTGGAGTTGTGACTCTGTCACATAGCCATTCAAAGCAGAAGCAGTAATGAATCCACTATCATTTGTCAAGTCACTAGTGTAAGTTGGAACATCAATCTCAGTTATAGCATCTGCGACTGCATCATCTACAAATGATTGTGTAGCATAACTCATATTGTTTAACGCACTTTGTGTCACATACCCAGCTTGCTGTAGTTGTGACTCTGTCACATAGCTTGCTGTTGATAGAGCTTGCTCTGTCACATAGCTTGCGCTGTTTAGCTCAGCATGAGATACATAATAGCTAAGTGTTTCAGTAAGAGCTTCTTGTGAAACTAATGGAGCAATTGCATTGTCCAAGTCATCTTGAGATATACCGCTTATAGATATGTTTCCATTCCCAAGCAAGCTGTTTCCATTGATTGTCTTGATGTTCACACCATTTATAAGTCTGTCTTGCTTTTGGTTTGTCTTGGTGTCAACATAACTAATTGTAGCATAACCCATCGCATCAAGTTGTGCCTGTGACAAGAATCCCATGTCATTCAACTCTTCTTCAGTGACATAGTCATTCAAGTCTGATGAACTGATATAGCTAGCATTGTCAATGTCTTCTTTTGTGTAATAGTTCAGCAACTCAAACTCTAAGTCTGATTGAGTGACAAAATCAACACTTGAAGTGAAGTCAGGCAATGCTGTACCTACGTACATAGCACTGGTTGCGTCTGGGTTGTTCTTCACTAGATAGACATTAGTAGAGTTTCCAACTGAGATGTTCTCAACACCATCTTGGAAATGACCATTTTCATAATCGAAAACTGCCCAAATATGAAGATTGCCATCAGCTAAGTTATGGTTGTTCACATATATGACTATGTGTTCACCATCAGTCAAGCAGTTTTCATATTCACCATTACGATATGATGCTTCATAGTAGTTGTCTTTGTCTGTAGTGTACAACCTGACTATGAAATCTTGATTATCGTAATTCTTCGGGAGCTTATAATTGATTGTAAAGTCAGAATTGTATTGTATGCGTACTATTTGTGGTAGTGCCATATATTTTATTGTGTATTTTTATTTCTTTTTAACATGCCATAAACATATCCTTCATTTAGAAGTTGTTGAAGTTTTTCACCTTTAGCTGCAGCATTCTTAATCCCATTATTGACATATTTAGTACCAGATTTAGACATCCTAATTTTTTCTTTAGTTTCTTCTGATTGATGTTTACCATACATGCCATTCTTTTCACCGCTAGTGGCTTTACTCATATTTTGTTTATATTCTTCAGAAAATTTTCTACCTTTTCTTTTTTTACTCCATTTTTGTTTTGTTTCTTCACTATAGCATCCTTTTTTGCCTTTATTCCAAGGAATACTACCCATTTTAGATTTGCTAATTTTTTGTCTTTCTTCTGGGTCTTCAAATCTTTTACTTGCAGCATCACTCATGTTTTGTTTTTGCTCATCTGAAAAATGCTTGCCTTTATTCCAAGGAATTTGACTCCCACCAGCTACAATATTCAAACACATTGGGTCTGTTTCATATTTGTCACCTATGAGCTCATATTCAGCGATACCTAATTCAGTTAAATTCGAGTAAAAACCAACTATTGTTTTTATGTATGTTACATTTTCTATAGCACCATACTTTTTATAATAGTTTTTTAAAATCTTACCACTACCAGCATACCCATCATCTAAATTGTCTGTCGTATGTTGACCTAAATAGTAGTGGTCTTTAAGTGAACCACATAAGCAAGTTATATTATATGTGTAATGGTATGTCAATCTTCATCTTCTGGTATTTTTATGTCGGTCTCTCCTTCTTTGTTATGTCTTCTTGTCTTCTCTTCTTCTTCTATTTTAAACACACGATATTTATAAGAGTAATCTACACCTATAAGAGCCCCAGCAAATGTGCTGCACTCGCCATAAGCTACGAGAACATTATTTGTTATATCACCGATTGGGTGAGTATAGAAGCCACAAAAAAGTAGAACCAATCCAGCTATAACTAGTATTACTCCAAGCGATAATTGTATGTTTAGCTTGGTTTTTGTTTGATCTTTTGTCATTTCAGTAAGTAAATAATTTACTTATATTAAAATAGAAACTTCGTAAAAACGAAGTTTCAATTTGAGCTGTGTGAAAATAGAAACTTCATAAAAGTGAAGTTTTACTCATTTGGTGTCTCTTCGCTGTCACCACTACCACTACTAGCATTCTTTGAGTCATCATAGTCTTGTATCTTAGTGTCAACCATTTGCTCAGCTTCACTTGCACTAATCAACTCACCATCATCTAGCATCTCTTGGATTGCCATCTTTATTGCGCTTGACAACTGTGCATTCTGTGATATAGTGTTAGAGTTTATGTTGCTACCACTACCACCACTAGCTGCCATCATCTGTGATTGCGTTATGAAGTTGTCTGTGTCAGCACCTTTCACAAAATTGAATTTATTGCGACTCAATTTAGGTATGTTATATTGTCCCATTGCTGTATGTTGATGTTTTTATGAATTATGGTAGATGCCAAAGTCAATCATCCTGACTCTGTTGTTACGGTCTCTTATATTGAACTCTTGTGAGTCAACTAAGAACTTCTTAGTGTCATCTATCTCACTAGCATCACTCATTTGTATACGCATCCATGGTGCTAGCAAGTTGTGCCTGTTAGCATTGTATATCAAAGTTGGTTGGTAATAGTGACGCAAGTTGCGGTATATAGTGTGAAACTCTTGGTTAGCTACACCAGCACCAAGCCGGTCATTTGTTGTAACTAGATATTCACAGTGCTCAGTGTTGTTCTCAGTGAACCTGACAATTGGGAATGACTTAGATATTGGTCTTTGTGTCTGCCAAGAGTTTATCTTGAACTCAATGTTCTTCTCATAAGTGTATTGGTCTTTTGTCAAGTCAGCATTAGTGTACATAACATCATCTGTCTCTAGCTCTTCATTCAAGTACCATTCAGACTCATCTGTGTACACATAGTCAACACTGAAGTCTTTCATGAACACAACAGGGCATAGTTGCCACCATGTCAATTGCATGTTTCTCCATTGAGGCATGAACAAATCAACTTCAAGCATCCTTGGCATGAATATGTCTAGCTTCAACTTGCCACATACACAGTCTTCTTTCTGTATAGGTATGCAGTATCCTTCTGCTCCAACTTTTGACTCATAGTCTGTTGTAGATATAGCATCCATCCAGTCATAGTATCTGGCAGCTTCATACTCTACATCATTCTTGTCTGTGTATCTCTTTGCAAAGTTCATGAAGAAAGTAGAGTCAGTAGTTGTCCATTGGTTGCCATTCCAATATTTGTCACCAATCTGCAACCTTAGCTTAAGTAACTTGAATCCTGTACCAAATGCTTGTGATGAGCTATCATGTCTAGCTGTAACAGTAAGTGTACCATTTCCGCTGCCGCTAGCTGGCCCAGTGAATGACATGTCGTATGGTGGGTAGTCAGTCAACTCATCAAATGGAATGAATGATGTAGTCAGTTGCTTGAAGTCAATTGGTTGTGGTGTGTTTGACATGGCTGGTCCAGATATGTTCTGTTGGTAGAACAACTTAGCATTTATAGTTATCCATGATGTACCATCTTTTGGTGAGAAGCACATCTCGTAGTCTGACTCATAAGTCAATGCTTCTTTCTCTAGTGTGCCATCATACATGTCATAGAACATGAACCTACCATTTGGAAGACCACCACTTTGAGCTGGTTCAGAGTTAGGTGTTTGCATAGATGGATGTGCACATTGGAACATCACTACATCTTGCCAATCTAGCTTAGTTGGTCTTGTTGTGATTGAGTCTAGTACAGCATAGTGCACTATCTCAGCACCCATTGTGTTAATGTACTTGTTTTCTGGTATGTTTACCCAATAATAGTTGCCACCATTTGTAGTCAACCAAGTGTATGTTGGCTCGTTGTAATATGTTCCAACTTCTTTCAAGTATTGAACTGTGCCACTACTTGTGTATGGTATGAACTGGTACCAATGGTGACGCCACTTTGTCTTAGATGTGTTCATCCTACAGAAAGTCTTGAACGCATATTTGTATGTATGCTCATCTGCACCAAAGAAATGCTCTTTTGTCCAAGTGTAGACTTGGTTACCATCACCAAAACTTTTCTCTTTTGTTATAGATATGTGGTTTGGCTTGTGCTTGAACAAGTCATCACACAACTCACTTATGTCATACCTGTTTGTGTTTACATTTATGACATTGTACAAGTCATCTGTCTCTATTGATGTTACCCCACCAGCATATCCATCATTCCAAGTAGCATTCTTAGAGTAAGACACCAAGCTATAGCTGCCATCTAGACCTACTCTATGTGCGTTGTATGTACCATAAGTCTGCCATGCAGCATACACATAGTCAATGAACATCACTCTTCCTTGATACATTGTGCACGTCACATTGAAGTATTTGCATATCTCTTCAAGCACTTCATAGAAAGTCCATGGTGTCTGTTGGTCATCATCATCAAAGAAGTTGGCTTCATTGAATGACATTGATTGTAGTGTCTCTAATGTGGTGTTGAAAGAGTATGAGTTCAGGCCAAGTATGTTTACATATGGCCATTCCCATCTCAACCAAGTTGGTTCATTAGCTACATGGCTCAATACCCACTCTATGAGTGTCTCACCATCTATGTATTGCTTATAGCTACCGAATGTCTCATATTTTATGTTCTTCAATGAAGAAACTAAGTCAACGCACTCTAGTGTCAAAGTGTCTATTGTAGTCCAATCTTGGCCATATTGCATCGGAGTAGCATATCCTTTGAACAATATTTCATCATTGTCTCTCCTACGAACTACAACTGTGACACTTTGTGGGTTTATTGTGTACAAGTCAAACAAGCCACCATCAGTTATTATGTTTATAGTGCAAGATGTTGGCTTTATTGGGCTGTACAACTCACCACCTTCAACAGAGACAATCACTGGGTCTCCTGCTAATGTCAACTCATATTCTGTGTTGCCGCCTTCTTGTGTAGTTATCTCAACTATATATGGCAAGTCATGTATGTCTGTGAAATAAGCTTTATATAACATTATATTCTACTCATTTTTTTATCATAGTTATTGAGAACTCCCTTAAGTTCTTGACCTTTTATTACAAACTCAACTCTACCACCGCTGCCATTTACAACAGAGCTGTTTGAGTCTAACATGTCAAATAACTTAGCTTGTTGTCTTCTGTTCAATATCATCTCACCTGAGTTTACTTGTGCTGTTATCTTGTCACCGCTAAATGAACTTCCTGGAACAATACCACCTTTAGCGAACTTTGGTGCTGAAGCTAATAGAGCAATGACTGATGCAGCAGCTGCAAGACCAATTGCCCAACCAACCATAGGTATCTCACTTGCTGACTTGATTGCTGTAGCAATTGCTTCAACTACACTAAGACCAGTAGCACGTGCTTGTTGGTATGACTCAGCCATAGTAAGGATTATGCCTTTCTTCTTCTCAGTGTTCTTCTGTTGCTCTAAGTTGAAACCAATCAATTGCAAGTTGTCAAATATAGCACTTAGCTTGTTCATTGTCTCTATGACCGTGCAAACTGATTGCATTATAGTTAGCATGTTGCCAATCTGAGATGTCACATTTCCAATTGCTGTCTTGTTCTCATCCCAACCTTGTGCCATGCTACTTATAGCATTGTCAACAGATGAAACAGCACTGTTCAATTGGCCAAATCCACTTATTGCGTCACTTATTCCATTGTTCAGGTCTAAGAATGTGTATTGCTTTTCATCAAAGTACAATTTTGCTGGAATCTTGACTGGGTCTTTCTTGAATGCATCTTCTAATGCTTTCTTTGTTGATATTGGATTCAACGTTGGTATAGGTGAAGCCATTATCTTAGCATTGTCTTGCTTTTCCACTAACTTAGCTCTTTGTTGCTCTAACTTGACTATCTCTTTCATTATGTCTAATGTCTCTTGTTCAGTCAAGTTACGATTCTTCAAAGCATTGTTCAACTCTTGTATTGCTGCATCATAGTCGGCGATTGAACCTTTGTCAAATGTCTTAGCTAAATTATTATTGTTGTTGTTATTGTTGTTTGTATCAGTTGAAGAACTCAAGCCTAGTTTTTTCAATTCATCTTGTAGTTCTTTCTCTAAAGCAACTTGATTCTTTGTATATACGTTACCTTTTTCAAAGTTTTTATTTATGTCATCAGTGACACCAATTATCTTGTGGAACTCTTCATTTGCTTTTCTTGCACCTTCTGCGGTATAAGTCCACATGTCATTCTCTTGATCATATTCACCATACAAACCGTTCTGATGTTGAGGTCTTTGGATTATCTGACCTTGTTCTGTCAAGTTATGTTCAGTCTCAAATGCAATTGCTTCATTATAAGCATCCATAGCAGCTTTGCCATAAGCAGCAGCTAATGCTCTAATCTTGAATATTCTATACATGTTTTCGGTGTTTCCTTCAAGCACCTTTTCTGCATCACTTATATTGTTTATGCTTAATCCAAGTTTCTCAAATTCTGATTTCGCATTTTTGATGAACTCAGTCTTTTCCATCTCAGTGGTTAGACTTTTCCATTGTTCTTGTAGTTTTACAAATGTAGCTATTTGATCTGAATAGCTTTTGCTTAATGTATCACCAAATTGCTTTGCACTTTCTCTTGCTTTATCTGTTGCTCTCTTGAATTCTTCCTCTTCACGTCTTGCTTCATTTGTTGATTTTGTGAATGACACCATTGCAGCAACAACTGTTAATATCACTGTTGCTAGCAATATATATGGATTTGACTTTGCTACAGTATTGAATGCTCTTTGTGCTATTGTTGCGCCTTTTGTAGCGGTTGTGTTTGCTATTTGTGCTTTAGTTGCCGCTCTGGTTTGTATCTCTTTTATTTTAAGCATCAATATTGAGTCTTTGTTCAAAACATTTGCTATTGTTATTACAGCATTTGTTGCTGACTCTATTGCTTTCAACTTGGCCAATGCTTTTATTACTTTCTCAGTATTCTTTTCTCCAAGTATTCCCATTGAAGCAAATAATTGCATTCCAGCTGATAGACCTTGTATTGCTGACTTAGCTGCATCTAAGTTTGATGTGTCAGATGCCAGCAATCTTGTAGATTGAGTAGCATCTTGTATAGCATCTCTGTATTCAGCTGCTTGTTTAGTCATGTCTTGGATTTGTCTAGCTACTTCTCTACCAAAGTCTGAGTTCTTCATTTCATAACTCATCTTAGCATAGTTTATAGACAAGTCCTGTATCTCACGTGTCATTTCACCGAGCTGCTTGCGATAGTTTGAAGTGCTTCGACCTAAGCCTTCCATTGTCTTCATTTGCTTTAGCAACTCGCTAGCTGAGCGCTTAGTAGCATTATTCATATCATTGACTGAATCTGAAGCATCTTCGGTTGATTTCTTGAATTTGTTGACTTCTTGTTGTGCATCATTCAAAGTTTGATTGAAATCTGAACCTTCAAGTGTCAATCTTGTACGAAAATCGTTCATTTCTTATTTATCTGCATATTTTTGCATGTCTACAGCTTCAAATGACTTCACTTGTGAAATCTTCTTGCTGAGTTGGTTTGCTCTTTCTCTTAGTTGTTTTTGTTCTTCTTTTGATATCTTTGTTAGTGTTTTCCTTTCTTCATCCCATGCTAATGGCATCAACTCTTCAATTTTAACCTTCTTTTTTGAGTTTGCTTGCACTGTGACAAACAACTTGTACCTGTCTATCTCTCTAGAGTTCTTGTCTAAGTATTTTATGTTGTTTATCATGTCTGGTAACTCGCAATATTGCATAGTGTCCATAAAATAATCTACTCCAACTATTCTATACTCAAAACAAATAACCCTAAAGAGATAGTGCATCAACAGTGGTACTAACTTTTTTTTTCGTTGTTCACTTCTACAGCCACGTCAGCTGACAAATTGCTTTGTCTCTCAATCTCATTAGTATACCAAGAAGAGAACTGAATCTCTACACTTTGATGATGATCTGCTAATGATTTCTCATAGTCTTCATCAACCCAGTCACAGAACTCATTCCAAGAAAGCTGCAAAGTGTTTTTTGTTGAACCAAGAATGAAAGAATAGAACAATATCATGACATCATTGTAGTTCTTCACGTCAGTAAATGACTTTTGTGTCAAGTTCTCATAGTTCATCAGTGCTCTGCTGGTCCAACGAATCTCTATATCTTGACCTTTGATTGTAATCTTCATACTTTGTGTGTTTTTATTTATATTATAAAATAGAAACTTTTTGACTTTGAAGTTTATACGAAAAAAGAGAGACCGAAGCCTCTCTAAAAACTAAACTATGAAGAAAACTAACAACTAATGTTGTTATTGCAAATTTAAATTTGCAAAATTTCATTAGGCTGATTTCTTAGTGTAAAGTATGAGTTTGCTTGCTTCTTGTGCAGAAGTAATTGTAGCTTCAACCATTATTCCACCCTGATAGATGTAATATGTTGCACTTGAATCATAAGAAGAAGCTCTCTCATATACTTCATTATCAATGGTGATGTCTGTAGAACCGCCAGCAGCAGCTTCAACTGAGCCATAAAGTCCTTTAGTCAAAGCACCAACTCCACTGAATGTTGCTGAGAATGTTGCAACTTCACCATCAGCAGCAGTAGCATCAAGTGATGTGATATAGCATTTGCCATAGAAACCATCTTCACCAGTGGTTGTAGTAGGAGTCCAAGTGTCGTATGTATCACCTTCCATATTGACTGTAGCTGGGTTTCCTGCTCTCTCAGCTGGATCTTTCAAGCAGAAATACACATCAATCAACTGTCTTGAAACCATTCTGTCATACAACTCATTGAATGTAGAAACAGTGTACAAGTTATCAGTTGTAATGCTCCAATTTACTCTTGAAAGTTCGGTAGCACCGTAGATGCCCATATCCTTAGTACTTATCTCTGTAGTTTCTCCTGATATAGAGAGGCTGTGGCTGGTTGCAAAAGCTAATGATTTTACTGTGCCGTCAGTGTTCTTGACAAACAACATTAAATCTTTTCCTTGAATCCAATTCATTTTATTATTTGAATATTTTTATCTTTTATTAAAATAGAAACTTCTCAAAATTGAAGTTTTTGTTATTGTTGCGCAACATAGTTACAAGCCGTAGCTGTGAACCTCAATTGCTGTATATATGCGTCACTATCCCATGACTCATTTATGCCACTCATTGTACAATTGACAAGCTGCAAATATTGCTCTGGCATTAACACTATTCGTCTCTCAAACAATTCTCTAACTCTTTGAGCTATGTCAAGCACATTTATGTATTTGTCACTTACTATGTCTATCCTGAACTGTACATAGTCACCAAGATATCCATCTTTTGTCCCATTTGTTGGGTTCACTCCTTCACGAGTGTAGACAATGAATGGGTATGGTGTACCATTGTCAGCTACAAGTGGTTTCATGTACTTAGAGTCAACCAATGATGTCAAAGTTTGGTCATTTGACATCACATAGAACAACCCTCTTGATAAGTTTATAGCATTTGTCATGTTAGTTTGATTGATTTATTTTGTCTATTGCTTTGTCTATCTCTTCTATGTATATTCGCTCAAGCTGTGGCTCAATTGTCTCATTTGCGCTCTTGAAGAAGTACATTGGCTTTATCTGGCCTAAATATCTTGGTTTCTTCAACGGTCTGCCTTTATATGTTTGCGCATATCTTTCTTTTGTTCCACCTTCTAAGAACTTTAATCTAAATGTTCCACTACCTGATGATCTGCTACCCATTATATGAACCATAGCAGTCATTTCTTCATCATAAGAAGCACTTGCAGACCTTCTCATCACACCATTTTCAAGTCTGTCATTGTATTTGCCGTGGCCACCTGTATCTGACTTAATCATAGATGACAAATTCGACTTAGTTAGACGTTGTAGTTGAACAGCAGCCTTATTTAAAGCTCTCTTTATTGCTCTTGTCATCTCAGTTGATGTCAATTCAGCAAATTTCTCAAACATCTCGTCTATATTTGTAACAAATCCGTTCATTCTTGTACAATTTCAGTCAAAACAACACATTGCATCATGTCTCTGTTATTGTCAATTGACATAATTCTCCAAAGTTTGTTCTGCCATCTTATAAGATTGTCTTCATTTATTGGTGCTTTATATCTGAACACAAAGCGTTTTTGATAAGGATATATGATTTCCTCATTCCTTACTGAGCGAGAGCCACTCATATGCTCAACTTTTGCTCTAATCTCATAGACTTTCACAAGTTCTTGCACTTGTTCACCAGTATCATTCTGACTGAACACATATCTCATTATGTCTACAACCTCATTTCTAAGTCCTGCCCACATTGTTAGTTAGATGTTGTATTTTTGTAGATTGCATCTTTGTAGTCATAATTTTGGTACAAATCGCACAAGTAGTCAAATGCATGAGGAACAGGTTGCATTGAAGCTGAAGATATTGACTCTCTAACAGCATAAAATGTAGATATCAACAACAACATAGCGTGAATTATTGGAGTTGGTAACTTACCATCTTCATCTTCTAGTGATTCAAGCTTGATGTCTAAGTGTTTTTCAACAGCCTCTTGAGCTACCGATATCAAGCCATAAATGTAAAGATCATCATCTTGAAACTGCTCTTCCAAATTAAGCTGCTTCTTGGCCAACTCTAGGTCTATATATTGTTTTTGCATTTGTTTAATCTATATATTTTTCTATCTTCTAGTGATAAAGATTTATAATATTCTTGTTCTTCCTTAGACATTCCTTTATTCCAAACAGGTTTACCAAGATGTGCTTCTCTATTCTTTTGTTTAGATTCTTCTGTTTGTTTGAATTCTCCAACTTTGTGTCCACCACTATGGTGTAAACTCATCAATTTTTTTGACTCTTCTTTATGATTTTTACCATACATTGAATTGTTTTCACCAGATTTATTACGTTTTCCTAAATTACTGATATTTTCCATTTTGGTTTTTGAATTTCTAGTAGAATCACTCATATGCTTTTTTGTAAGTCTATTGTTACAATTTTCTGTATAAGTTACCCATCTTAGATTTTCAACTTTATTGTTTAATGGGTTTGTATCAATATGATCAACACAAGGTTTGTTTTCCGGGTTTGGTATAAAAACTTCAGCTATAATTCTATGTAATAAGAAATGACCAACATAAAGATATCCATTGTCTCCTAATTTTGGAATATATTCCTTTCCGTTTTTCTTTACATTACCTAAATTGCTTACTTCCCACAAAGAACCTAAACCTCTACCACAACCATTTGGATTTCTAGTATCTTTCCAAACTTTCCAAATTTCGTTATTATCAGTATTTTGTTTCATATATCATTAAAGGGATAAGGGCTTTAGTTTTCCCTTACCCCTTTATAATATAGTTATCTGATACTTAACTATTTAATTAGTCACCAGTTGGAGCAACGATATTACCAAATGCGAATGCTTCGTTTCTAGCGATCTTGCAATCCACGAAGAAGTTCACAATCAACATTATTTGACCTCTTGACAAAGTGTAAGAATCTTGTACAACGTCAATTCTTACATCACCCCATGTACCAATATACAAGTTGCTGAAGTCACCGAAAAGAACACCCATGTTGTTGCTGGCTTCACATACTAAGTTAGTGGTGACATCGGTAGGAGTACCATCAACTTCACCAGCTTCATATACCATTCCAACATTTGCAGTGCCTTTAATCAAGCCACGCAAATAAGCCTTAGCTTTTGGAGTGATGACATAGTGCATTGAACCATATACATTGTTCTCTTCAACATCAGCTTCGAAGTCGCAAAGATCACCATAAGTAGTGATGTCAGTCAAAGTAGCACCATAGAACATACCAGCAGGTTGAGTAGTTGTACCAGCAGCATATCCAAGAACAGTAGCTTCAATCTTGTCAGAAACAGCTTTCATCAAGTCGTTCATGATGATACTTTCAACGTCTTGTGAAGTTTGAGCAAGCATTTGAAGTGAAATCGGCACCTTAGCGGTCAAACGTTTTGGTGACAAAGTGATGTTAGTGAAACTACCAGAACCATCAGTTGCTTCAGCTACCTCACCAGCCCAACTTACGTTAGTTGCACTCATTATAGGAACTTGAACATCACCAACAAGACCTGACATATAATGAGCACCAGCTTTAGTGAGAACTAAGTTAGCACGAAGTGGCTCAAGGATGTCATATATTTCAGTTGCAACTACATCTTCACCATTAGTGGTTACACTGTAGTTAGGTTCGCCAGCACGGAATTCGATTGGCTTACCAGTCTTCATAGACTCACGAATCTCTTTTACTATAGAGAAGTTTTTCTTTTCCATTTTATCTTTTTCGATATTTTTATTTCTATTTTCATTTTCTTTTTCACATTCAGGAGTCTCTTCAAGAGATTTCTCCAACTCTTCCTTTTCGGATTTTAGCTCATCAACTTCTTGTTCATTCTTGGTCATCTCTTCAGATTCCTCTTCAGTAAGCTCACGCTCTTCTTTCTTAGCATTTTGCAGAATCTCAAGGTTTCTGTGAACAATACGGTTGATAGCGTCAATGTATTCAACAGTATTTGAATATTTCATCTTAATGTTAAAATATTTTTATATGTAAAATATAGAAACTTCTCAAAAATTAAGTTTCTAAATCTTGTTTAGAGTAGTTTTGACCATTTCAGTGTAATACTCTTCACTTGGTTTCTCACTTCTCTCTTCATTTTGTTCATTGACTTCTTGCTCAATCACTTCTTTGACTTCTTCACTTACAATTGTTTGTGATTCATCTAAAGAGCGTTTGATTGCATCTAAGTCAAAGTCTCTAGCATCAACAAAAGTGTCATCATATGCTGGAGTAGTGACAATTGCCATGTCATACAAGCCATCAATGTCAACTACATCTCCACATAAGTTGTTGTCAGCGTCTCTATACCAACGCATACCATTCTCAGCTATAGTGAAAGCAAATGAGCATTTTGTCAAGTTGCCATGACGAATATGCCAAAGTATGTCGTTGCCTAAAGTTGTGTCTGGGCAATCAAATGAGAAATAGACACCATCATCTTTGAGTTGTATGTCCAAAGTTCCCTTGCCACGAGTCCAACGAGCTAGCATCTTGGTATCATCATGCTGAAAGTTCATTATCACGTCTGATTTGTCAATCAAATCTTGCGTTATTGCTGAGCTACGTATGTATTCTGTATAGCCGATGTACTGAGAAGGTGTGTCAAATGTTATAGCTTTGCCAGTTATAGTACGTGACTCATCGTTCTCATTCTGGTCTATTACGGCTCTTGTGTATAATTTATTCATTTTCAATTAAGTAAAGAGCTGGAGCCGTAGCTCCAAGCTCTCATTATATATTTATTTAAGCTGCTACATAATCTTGAATTGTCCAACCTGATGGAATTATACTTCCTTCACCGGACCAATTATTGTCAAAGAATGAAATGTCTGTATTTTGATTCTTGTAGAAAGTACCAGTCTGTGCAATTGTTTCAAAAGGATTTTCACCAAAACATTCGTTTGCTCCGCTCTCGTTATATTGTGTAGCTAAACATGTGATTGTGTTTAGTGATGTACAATTAACAAACATATTTGCATAACAACCATTGACTAATGTAGTTGCTGGTAATATTGGTGCTGTTGTCAACGAGGTGCATCCTTGGAACATTTCATTATAACAGCTATCAGTTAATGTAGTTGCCGGCAATAATGGTATAGCTGTTAATAATGTGCATCCACTAAACATAGATTGATAACAACCAACAGATAAGTTTGCTGACAAAATAAGTTCTGATGCATCAACTAATTTTTGTTGATGAGATAAAAATGAGCCTATATAAGGTGTTGGTACATTTAAAAATTTTGAATAGTACTCACCATAAAACAAACTCAATATATTACCGCCAACATTAAAGTTTGTTTGGCAATTAAAATGTAAGCTTTTTAACGTTGAATTATAGCCTTTTACGTAAATCTTTGAAGACACACTTATATTAGAATTACCATGTTGGTTTGTATATACAGTTATGTCTGTCCAATTTATTTTGTCAAAACTATATGATATATCTATTGATGTATCTGTTGAATCACTAAGATAAAATTTAAAATTATTTATTGGTTGTGACGGATTAATCCAAAAATAATTATCTTCTAAGTCTGAACCGCCACCTGCAGCTTCACCTTCAGTGTAGCCTTCATCATATCCTTCAGCATATCCATCACTATGACCTTCATCATAGCTGTCTTGAACCATTGTGTTTACAATCTCATCATTTGTCAAGTCAGCATTGTAGTATTGCTGGTTAGCATTGACTGCGTTGTCAGAACTGACAAGCACTTGGCTACCATCACCAACTATAGCAATGACATTAGAAGGTACTCCATCAGGGAAGTATTGTCTTGCTTCCTCTATTGTGTCAAAATATTTTGTATTTTTACTCATTTTTTTGTATCTTGTTTATTTATTGTATCGTTTGTATTGACTTGTTTTGGCTCTCTTAAGTTGTCACCATCATCTATAGCAGGCAAACCTAAGATCTTCCTTGCTTCGTTTGGCGTCATGATTCCACCAGCAACCAAGCTATTGAGTTGTTGTGCTTGAGCTGTCTCATCGGTCATTCTCAAGTCTTCTTCTTTGAAGTCTATATGTAAGTATTCTCTTTCTGATGGTAACAAACACTTACGATTGAACTCATCTTCAAGTATCATGATGAATGGCTCTAATGTGAATGCTATAAGAGCATCAATTGCTTGTGCTAATGAATTATATGACTTGTTTGTCTCATCACCAATCAACTCTGGTGGTATTCCCAAGAATCTAGCAATCTCTCTAACTGAGTATTTTCTTGAGTCAAGTAATTGTGATTCTGCTGAACTTGAACCAATTGATTGGAAATCTAAGTCATTTCCGAGTACTGCCAAACCATTTGGTTCACCTTGTACATGTGCTGAGTTCCATGATTGCTTGATGTCCATCTTCTGTTGTGTAGAAAGTGGTTTGTTTGACTTCAATATTCCACTTACTGCACAACCTGAATCAAAATAGTTCAAAGCAGCATTCTCAGCTGCTGAAGCTAAGTTGATTGACTTCCTTGCATAGAATGGTATTGCTTTGCCATTCACACCATCAACTGAATTCTTGAGAATATGAATCATGTTGATTGGCTCAATCTTTGATTTTGTTATAGATGGCGCTAGATAATACAATTGTTGTTCTAGTTGGTTGTAGACTATTGTTACACTGCCTTGTGGCATATATATCAACTTGTCTACTGAACCATCTCTTCTTCTCTGTATGTAACAAAATCCGTTTCCATTGACTAAAGTGTCCCATATAAGTTGTTTCATTGTTATGAACTTTCCAACTATAGTTCCACTAAATGCGTTGTCGAATGGATGCATTATCTCTTCTCCGTTTGTTGTTTTAACAACAATCGGGATAGAAGCTATCTTATTAGAAATCAAATCTATAGCAGCAAATCCTGCACTCAAATTCAATATATTCTTACTGAAATTCTTAGATGACAAGAAACTCAAAGCTGTTGGATAACTATAAGCATTCTCATCTACAGTTTCAATAGTTATACTATTTGGTGCATTGCGCTCTTCTATAGGTTTAACTTCTTGCTTCTTTCGATTAAATAAACCCATAAAGATGTTAAATAAATTTATTTGTATAGAATAAAATAGAAACTTCATAAAAATGGAGTTTCAATTTGAACTTAAACTAGTTCTACATCAAATCCGTGTTGGTCAAGATATCCGCCTAATGCCTCACATATACTAATGATAGGGTCAATTTTGCTTTCACGTGATGTCTTGTCTGGTTTGCAATTATCATTATAGTCAATCTTAAGCACAACATTACCGAAACACCATCTAACGCATGGATCATCATCAATTATGCACTTCTCAGACAATATAAGTCTCTCAAGCTGCTTTGTTGGTCTATTGAAATTGCCAAGTGCTTGCGAATATGGTTGCAATGGCAAACCTTGCTGTTCAGCATTTATTGCCCACATCGAAGCATTCCAAGCATCATAGCAAACACATTGAATGGAATGTTCTTGATTTAGATGTATTTGGTCTTCAAGTACAACATCGTAGTCGGTAACATTGCCTTTTATTACCCTGAATCTTGAGTTATCTTCTTTATTCCAACTCATATATTTAGAACCATTCACAGTCTCTAGTGCTGATGATGGCACATATTCTATGGTCTTGAACACAAATTTGTCTGGATATGTTTTCCTGTATGGATTTGGTGGGAACATTATAGTTGTACATGTCAAGTCTGAGACAGAAGCTAAGTCTACTCCACAATATGCTTCTTCATTTTTGAAGTCATCTAAGTTTACTGGTTGCATTACATTAGCAATATTAGCATCAGTTAGCCAAACTTCAGATGATTGACAGAATATGTTGAAGTTCTTTGTCTTCACTCCAACTTCCAAACTTGGTTGGTTTTGTGCTGCTAATACTTGCTCATCAATATATGACTCAAGAACAGTTTGACCAAGTGATGGGCAACATTTTATCCAATTTGACTTGTCTTTATAGTCATCACCAGCATCTAGTTCATATATCAATGAGAATTGTGTGTCATCATGTTTGATGCCTCTAAGAATGTCTAGACATGTCTTTCTCATTTCATATAATGGATAGCCATCAAGAAGAAACCCAGCTGTAGTGCATACTATAGTAAGTGGTTGAGTTCTCATGCCTTGACTTGACTTAAGAACATTATACAAATCCCAATCTTTTGCCGCGTGCATTTCATCAATTAGCGTGCATGATGAATTGTAGCCGTCATTTGTCATTGAGTCACTACATAGAACTTGTATTATTGACTTAGTTGCAGGTACTTTTATTGAGTCTCTATATCTTTGGAACAATATGTTGTTCTTGTCTATGCTTTCTGCTAAGTTCTTACATGCTGTAAAACCAATATTTGCCTGTTTTGACGAGTTTGCTATGAAATCAACCTCAGCTCCATTTTCACCCTCAATTGTACACATTATTAGTGCAATTGCTGCCATCAAAGTTGTCTTGCCATTCTTTCTGACTGGCATTATAAGAACATTCTTTGTGACTCTAAGATTATTTGATACCCACTTCCACCCAAATATTCCAGCAAACGCAAATTGCTGCCATGGGAGCAAGTTAAACGGTTTTCCATTATGTACACCAGTCCAGTGATGCATTTTTGACACAAATCTAATCCTCTTGTCGACAGTTTCATAGTCAAACCAAATATCATCTCTATCAAAACGTTCTTTGAACTGCTTACATTGCAGAAAGATAGCTTCACATGAAGCTATCTTTCCTGTAAGTATGTCTTCGCAATATTGTATATATGGCTTGCTTAAATCGTAGTTAGACATCGTTAGTTAACAATGTTTTTATGCTGTCAAACTCTCTAGAAATTCTTGTACATTCACTTCTTCTTTGTTTTTCCTAATTCCACTTGCTGCTCTTGGTGTCAAACCAAAACTTGAAAGAATTGCATTGACATAAGATTGTGCTTGAAAATAAGTTTGCAATGATGCAGATTTCTTTTTGCCATGATACCTGTCATCATCTGAAATTCCAGACTTTTTCATTTCTTGCATTGATTTTACCATAATCTCTAAATTGTTTGCTAACAAATCAAGAGAAATTGCAAAAGTGTTTGGGATTTCATTATGTTTTTCAATTATAAAATCAGCAATATAGTCCATATATTCTTGGACTTCTGCTGAATTTTCTGTATATCGTTTTTTGAATTGTGGCTTTTTCATGTCTTATTTAAATTTTTTTTAGTTCAAAAGTGCTGTGTATTTAAACAAAATTGTGGTGTGGCATTTGGAAACGTATAACATAAAAAAGATGGGGTTAATTTGCATAAACCCAATGTCTTTTCCCATCATCGCCAATAACTAATTTAGCACCAGTTTGTTTCTTCTTCAGCTTATCTTTCTTTTCTTGAGTTGATGGTTTCTTATTAGCTTCAACTATCTTATTTCTATATTCTGGATCTTCCCATAATTCTTTTATCTTTATTGAAATCTTATCTTTTGTTTCTTCAGGTGTTACATATCCCTTCTTAGCTGTAGTAGTTCTACATAATGTACCGCATTTGTCTAATTGGTATAATCCAGTTTTTAGCTTTTCTTCTATTTCTTGTTGTTTTTGTTGTTTAATATATTCGTTATATCTTTCTTTTAAGTATTGTTTGAATAGTTTCTTACCGATTATAGATTTAGCTATCAACTCATCTATGTTGTCTTCATACTTATAACATAATGTTTTATGTAGTTTTCTATGTTCCTTGCTTGTTACTTGAACAAGATTATTTATGTTGTTGTTTAGATGATTACCGTCTATATGATGAATATGTTGTTTAGCTTTTATGTCTCCAACAAATATTGAATAAATTGCTCTATAAAGTTTTTGATATGGCCATTGAAATCCAGGCATTAGTATGTCATATTGTTTGTTTGAGTTAGTTATATACAAACCATAATCTAAAGAAAGTACAATATCATTAAACTTTACATCACCATTATCATTAACATATATCTTGTCGTTTGGTAGATATAGACCATTGTAGCAATCAGCAAATTCATATAATAATTTCCAATTATCCATAAATGTTAAAATTATTTTAATATAATATAGATATTGGTTAATGGTATTTTCAGTTTATTATTCATCTTCTTCATAGTTATAGTTTCCATACAAATTGCCATACTGTACTTGTGCCTGCTCCCATTCTTCTTGTGTTAACATGCCACATTCATCAGTATGGTGTTTTCTCATGTGATTATGACATCCGTAATGACACTTACTGCATAATGATACTAAGTTGTTTTCATTCAAGAAAGTATTCCAGCGAGCAGCTTCGTTTGTTTCAGCCATAAATCTTCTTATATGATGCACTTCAGTTGCTGGTTCTACATGTCCATATTGCACACATATTTCGCAAACTGGGTGTAGTGAAAGATACATGTTTCTCAATCTTTGCCATGCTTTGCTTGAATAGTAATGCATTGATGTGTCACCATCAATCATCTTCTTCCAAGCAATCTTCATAGGTCGTATCGTCTTCCTGTTGATCGTCGCCATCGTAATAGTCATCGTCTATATTTGTTTGTGTATTGTCAATGTTGAACACATTCTTCAAAGCCCACTGTATATTGTTAGCTATACTGATGAATGATCTCAATATCTGCTTGTCACTCCAATCTATGTCATATATCACGTGATGATTCTCTACATGTGTACGTACATTCTCTAGACACTCACATTCAAATAATGTAGATTGGTTAATTATATAAGCTAAGTCATTGAGATATTCCCAATACATATTCAACAATGCTGTAGCATAGTGTATAAGTAGAGCTTTCCAACCTTCTCTACCATACTTGTAGTCTATATTGTTGGTCTTTAATGCTATGTTAGCTGATATTATATTGTCTGCTACACATTTATATGAATAGTCATCTATAAAGAAGTAATCTAATGACTTATTGTTGTTTCTCCATACGAACCTCTTCCTTCTACTATCCGTTTCTGTATTCATTGGTCATATTTGCATAATTTTGTTGATTGTAAACAAAAGCGTTTTGGCTTAAGCCAACATATTTTTGTAAAACTTTTGCTGCAAAGAGACTGTCTTCATCTAATTGACCCAACTCATTCTTCAATTCTTCTACTGTGCTCATTCCTCTATCTCCAATGTGTTGTTCAAGTCTTCTGGTTCTGTACGAATGAGTTGCTTTGACAGTTGCTCTCTTTCTTCATTGCTTATTGTTTCTACGTATCCGATCATAGTTTGGTGTTGTTTATTTAATAATAATTGATATAATTAATATAGAAATTTATAGCATAACGTTACAAAACGATAAATCCTTACATATTTTAATTCTGTTTAACTTTTACTGTTCAACAATATATTCTATTAAATTATGTTATAAAATGAATCTGAGAAGACATGTAGTATCTCAGATTTAATCTATTGATTGATCAAATATGTTACCTGACAGAAACTGATAAAGTTTAAAGAAAAAGGGAAGCTCCCGTACCGATTGGAGCTTCCCAAGAACATACAAAATGAAAAACCTAATCTTTCAACAAATTGTGTTGTTTGGTATAGCAACTATTGGTTGCTAAGCAACCAGCTGGAACATTTCTGTTCCAATAGAGACACATGAATGAACAAATATGGAAGAAATTGGAATTTGTTGCCATACCATATTGGTTGCTTAGCAACCAGCTGGAACATTTATGTTCCAATAATATAGTGACCACTTTATTGTGTATCACATAATATAAGATAGACACTTGATGGATGCTAGTTCATTTTTGATGGTTGATATTTTATTTTACACATTCTAATTGTATGTTTTATGGTTTCTCTATTAGAACTAAGTCTAGTTTTTTATATAAATAAAATTCGTGACAGAATTTTCTCTACTATTTTTGTTTTTTTACAATACCGGTATTGTAAAATTTTGATTTTTTTTTGAAAATTTTTTGTTCAAAAAAATGTTATATATAAACTTGCACATAGTTTTATATCAATCAACCAAAGAACATTATCTCATTCGTAGATAATGTATTCGAGAATAATGAGTTGTTATTATCAAATGACTCTTCATATTCTTTTCTTATGCTTGCATAGTCACAATTCTCCCTTAAGTAGAACTTCCCTTTTCCCAAAAAGTCATCATCAATGTCAATTTCTGACCATCCAAGTGACTTCACGATACCATCAATCCATTCATTTTTCCTATTAAAACGACTCAAAATCCATTCTTTTTTTATAATTTTTAAATCAAAACCAACATTATCTTGGCAATTTTTATTAAAAATGTTATGATTTATATCATTTTCTTTCAAAAATTGCCTATAATCTTGAGCAAAATACACCATTTTTTCATACTTTTGGTTGAAAATTGCTTCAATTTCAAGTTTTGTCCTACTGTCACTGTTCCAAATTTTGTGTCTTGCTTGCACCATTTGGTTATATGTTTGAGTTTCTTGTGACACATATATTATCTTTCCTTCCCATTTCTCGTAGTACAATTGCATAGTTTCTGCCCATATTTGGTCTATATCATATTGAGTAAAATTCTCATTCCACCATTCAGTTGATTTTGGGTTAGCATTAGACTCAAAGCACAAAAACCTTCTTTCATATCCTTCATCACGAAATATGTTCTCAGTATTGGTGTTACCCCAGAATACTGAGTGTCTTGGGAAGTACTTGCTTCTTCTACCATAGCTAAGTCTAACGTTGCAACCTTGTTCAGTTATACGTGACTTAACTGTAGGCAAGTCAGCTTTCTCAATAGCAGACATTTCATCAAACAAGACTAGCCAAGCACGGTTTGTCAAATCCGTAAAAGATTGGTCATTCTTAACATCTGGATTGATTACTGTATATTTGTCACCAAATAACTTAGTGAAGAACTTTGTCTTACCAGTACCTTGTTTGCCAATAATGACACCCATATAGTCAAATGGACAACCAGCGTCAGGTCTCTCTTCAATTATGCGTTGATATGCTCCACACATCATTATTTCAGTCATTTCGTGTACGTATTCATTGTCTGGACAATCAAAGTATTTGACCATCATGTTGTGTACTCTTTTCTTACCATCCCATTTGTATTTCAATGCATATAATTGCTCCTTTAGTGGATGATATGAGTTGTGCAGCAATACATTGTTTAACGCTGTATCAAAAGTTGATCTTACACAAGTGTTGAAGTACTTCTCTATATAGCTTTTCATCAAGTCTGCTTCATAGTCATCTATCGGTTTGTTTGTCACTTCACCGAAAGAGTTGTCATAACGTACTAAATACTCAATCTTGTCAAACAAGTTCATTTTAATCTTGTCTTTGAATTGTGGATGATATGACAAGAATAGCATATAGTTGAATATAGTTGATTTTAGGTTGCCCTTTTCATCATCTTGTAAATATTGCTCCCAATTATCAGGGTCAACTCCATTCAACAAGTCAAAGTCATTGTCATTGTCTTTAGACACTATTGTCTTGTCGACAAATTTCTTTTCTTTAGCTATGTCTTCAACAACACATGATATGATTCTTTTAATGTTTGTATATTCGCCAATCTCTTGTTTGGCTTCATTCTCTAACTTTATCCAATATATGTTGTTTTTCAATAGTGGGTTGCCTTGGAAATATATCACTTTCTTAGTGTCATTCCATTCCAATTGTTTACCATAGTTTGCCTTGACAAAATCATACATTAAGTTCATTAGATTAGCTTTCTTAGCTTCTTTTTCAGCTTTCTTAGCTTCTTTTTCAGCTTTCTTAGCTTCTTTTTCAGCAGCCTTTTCGGCTGCTTTCTTGGCTCTTGCTTCTTTAGCTATCATAAATATGTTCTGCTTGCACTTAGTAGTTATGCTTTTCATTATCATGTTATAGTCATACATTCCACCAAGTCCACTTTTTTCAAGGCATTCTTTCAATTTCATTATCATGCTGTCATATTGTAAATCTGTTATCTTTACACGACTTATGCAATTGCATCTATTGTCTTTGTCATATCCGAAGTCTAAGTCTCCGTATCTCATTGACAATAGTTTCAAATAGTTGTCTTCCCATTTATAAGTGCCATTATGAAAGATAAGTTCTTTCTTTTCTGATTGGCTTAGTTTTTTCAATTTTTCTTCTTTCTTCATTGTCTTTTAAGTTGAATTTTATTTTGTAACCAAATTTTTCTAATAATTCTTTGTCTATGTACTCTTCACCAGTCCTTGACTCATTCCAGTCAAGTGTCCATGGTGCGTCAATGTAGTATTGAGTAGTATGACCATTGTCTTCAACCATTCTATTTGCACAATATTCCCACTCTTTAGCCAACAATTCATCATCTTTTCCACATAATCCACTTAATGATGTGAATACTCTCCATCTTGTTTGATGTGGAAGATATTTGTCAATAGTTGTTGTATCATCACTTCTAGTCCACTCAATGCCCCAATCTGTTCTTTCATGAACATTTGATGACAGTTTATGTGAATTAGAAGGCAAGAATATAGAGTTGTATTCTTTCTCTATTGAGTATTTGTTTTGGTTGACTATTCTTGTGACATCACCAGTGCAATTTTCCATTATACACGATTGGTTCTTTGTTATGAAGCAAGCTTGATACAACGAGTTTGTACAAGTGTCCCAAACACCATCATATTCTATAACATCCCTATATCCGCAACTATAGAAAGCTTTCTTTATAGCCCAAATGCTTATAGCTTTGCACATGTTTCTTACATGCAAGTTCTTTTGTACGTTAAAATAGAAAATGAAATGGAATCCTTTGCCACTTCTACTCATCTCAAAATAGTGGAATATCTCTTCACAATTCTTTTTTAGCCATACAACAATGTCACTCAACACAAATTCTGGCATCACAGCATCATTATGAGTTGCCAAGTATTTCTTGTAGTCAATGTCTTCAAATGTGCAACCATCCCAGCATGACTCATCTTTATTCTCTTTAGTCATTCTAGAGCCACTGTTGCACATTTGAATAAAGTTCATCTTTCCATTTTCAGGAGCATCAATTTTGTCTAATGAAACAACACTCATCCAAGATCCGCCCTTTGGGTATATTGGTTGCAAAGTTTCGGTATCAATAGATATTTGCCTATAATTAAATAATGGTTTTGCCATAAATGTTTAGAAGTTTGATTTTGCTATATCAAGATTTCTTTCATATATCATTTTTTGTAATATGTCATAAGTTATGTTGTTTTCTTTCAATAACTTGTCTATTCTCTTGTTTTGTTTGTATTTTAGGAATTTTTGTTCAAGCGAATTGATATATTGTGTTTTCTTTGTTACATACAAATCAGCTTCTTCCATTTTCTTAGTTGCATATAAATCAGCTTCTTTTTTTGTTTTTTCAGCCTTTTGTTCTGATTCCTTACATATTTCCAACCCTTTTCTATATCTTTTTTTGAGCTCATCAAAATCAGCTTTAAGTTTCATGTATTCGCTTCTCACTCTTGAATCATCTTTTTTGTCATAAAGTGAAATAGTGTAATCATTTAGTTTGATTGTATTTTCTTGGTTTTTTATAGTTCTCTCGTTGTACTCTATTTTGCTATGTAGTTCATCTAAGTCACGTTTACATTTATCAATTGACTTGTTTAAAGATTGTTTCAAGTCTAAAGACTCATACAGTTGCAAACGGTCTTTAGACAACAACAAATCAGAAGGTTCTCCATCACAATGTTTTATGTTTGCATATCCACGTGCTGCAGCATTGACATTAAGAGATTTCTTAAACTTGTTTATTTCAGCTTGACTTTGGTTATGAGAATTATCTAATTCTAAAATTGCGACAATATTATAGTTTGTGATTGTTCTCTTTAATACAAGCAGCATAGTTTCCTTGTTTAATGACAATCCATCACTTATTTCACATAATTTAGCGAAATATCTATTGTCAATGCTCCAATTTAATGAATAGTGTGATTTTGTATCTTCGTTAAAATGCTCAGCAATTACAGTCCATTTTTCTTCAGCCATGTTATCAGTTTGTTTATTTATATAGTGAAAATTCAAAATTATTCATAAAAAAACCGCTAACTCCACTGGTCCGAGCAGCTTTGTTAGCGGTTTGAAAAAATATACTTATACTTTAATAATTGTCTCTCTATATATTGAATGCTGCTCGGACTCATTCAACCTTATAATTTAATATAGATATCTTATGTCGTCAAATTCAAATTTTCCCTTTGACTTTTGCTACAACAATACCCATTGCTTCTACAGGCAAGAATTCACCAAAGTAGGATATTATTCTGAATCTCTCAAACAGTGATTCTGTAGCTTCGATGTGGTTGACTGTGTCATCTTCAATCCATACTAAGTCATGTGACTCATTGTCATAGACCAGCATGTCGTTTTCGTTTTCGTAGATAATGTTCTTCATAGTCTCATTTGTTAATTTTTGTCCATTCTGCTGTCCACCCATTGCATTGCTTTATCTTGCCATGCAGCATAGCACTAATGTTTGATTGGTGAACCTTTGTGTATGTAGCTGCTTCGACTTGAGTCTTGAATTCACAAGTCTCACCAGTTAACATGTTACTCATTTTAATAATAAAACCTTCTTGATATTTGCTTCTCATGTTGTGTTTTTAATTGATTTAGTTTTCTATTGTTAAAGTCAGATAAATCAACCATACCCTCACTTCAGTGTCAATGTCTCTAAATAAGTTCCAATAATTTTCATGTTTATCACCTTCATTCAATTTCTGTTTAAGTTCACCGATTGTCATGTTTGAAAGTTCATCTGTCAAGTCATCTTCAAACCGCTTTATCCATTCTCCTATAGTCACTGAGTTGAAGTATGCTTCTTTGACGTTGTCATTTTCATTGAAGTTGTCTTTAACTGTGACTGTTCTGAAGTCGAGTTCAATTGTTCTGTATTCCATAGTTGTTATGTTTTTATTTATTGTTCTTCATATTTGCTAAATCCAGTTGCGAATCCATTTGTAAAATTCAAGCATGCGAAAATATAGTCAATTAAGTCAAGAGAATATTCTCTGAAAAGTTTGCTGTGTGTCTGAATAAGTATTCCATCAATCAAGTCATATTCTTTAGAAAGATGTTTGATATTGTCAAAGTCAAATTCAGTTTTTCCTCTGTTGATAAAGTTAATCACAACTGAAGACGCTGAGATAAAGTCTAAAAAGTCAATGTCATTTCCTCGTGTAAGTTTGTTCAGCATATTTTCTTCAGTGTCAGGTCCATTTTCAATCCACCACCAAAACAGCATTGCGAATGTGTTGTGATACGTAGCATCTCCAGCATATTGGAGTTTTCTCCAAGCGCTTTCAAATCTCTTTTCAAGTTCAATTCTTTTCTTTTCCATAGTTGTTATGTTTTTAATTGGTTTCTTTATATATATAATATAGACATCAAATAAGAAAAATTCAAAATTTTAAGTATAAAATGTCTATTTTATATATGTATACAAAAATAAATTTTCATGAAACTTAATGAATTGCAATTCAAAGAGAAAGAGTGTTCTTGTCATCATAGGGTCAGCTCACGGGATAGAGACCCCAGGAAAACAAAGCCCAGACGGAGTATTTAAAGAATATAAATGGTCACGTATGATGTGCAAGAGATTGCTCAAACGATTACAAGATGATGGCTATAGAGCAGTAATAGACCACGATGGACTGAATGAGATAGGACTATCAAATCGCGCTCAAATTGTAAACAACTATTGTTCAGTATTCGGTAACCAAAATGTAGTGTATGTGTCAATTCATAACAATGCTGCTCCACCAAACGACGGTAAGTGGCACAAAGCTAGAAATTGGTCAATATTTGTAGCACCAAATGCTAGCAACAACTCAAAGAAATTAGCATCATACATTTGTCAAGAGATTGAGAACCAAGAAATCAAAGTCAGAAGACCATTGCCAAAACAAGACTGGTGGGAAGGCAACTTCACTGTATTGACTAGAACTTTGTCACCAGCAGTACTTTCCGAAAATTTATTCCAAGACAATAAACAAGATGTAGAAATATTGCTCTCTGAAGAAGGGCAAGCTAAAATCTTAGAAGCACATGCGCTTGGTATTGAAAAATATGTAGATGAGTTGGTTGGCATCAATAAAAATATAGAAGAATAATCCTAAAATGAAATTATACAGTAGCAAAGAAGATAATGATTGTTGTGAAGTGGGCAATCTATATATTAGGAACAATAGAAATGTTTTTGTCATTGTTAGATACTTTGTCATTGCTTTAGTGCTACTGTTGTCTTCATGCAAGCCAGTCCAAACTGTCATACAGAAAGAAGAGATAGTGTACACATACAAAGACTCTATCACCTACAAAGACTCAATCACATACATACCACAAGAATACTATTACAATGTTGCTTGGCCTTATGACAGCCTTTACTTAGAGACCAGTCAAGCAAGTGCTGTTGCTTGGGTTGACTCAACATTCTTACGTGGCTATATAAAGAACAAGAAGATAGCTTCACAACAAGTGATTGAGAAAACGGAATATATAACTAAGGATTCAATCGTTTATAAGGAGAAACCAGTGACATATCCTGTCGAAGTGGTCAAGACAAAGAATGCTGCTTGGCCAATTTGGCTTTGGGCAATATTGTCAACACTTGGTTTGGTTGGTTTGGTAGTGTTATGGGTTAGAAAGAAGTTCAAGCTAGTCTAGAAGACATAG